TTTACATTCTGTGGATCGCGTGCATCACGCCCCACAACGAAACCTGTAAAGCCATGAGCCCCTTGTTGCCTGCCTGGGCACGCAAGGCCATCAATCGCACCATCCAACATCTCGACTGGCTCGGCCAGCAGATGTGTGACGATCCTAACGTCACTGGAGACTACTACCCCCGCGAGCGTGGCCCCACTGCTCTCCTCTGCAACATTCACACTCCACGACTCCGTCCTGCCATCCCCCGCCGAGAGCATTGTGATGTTCTTGCCCAACACCCTTTTGCCCCTCTTGGCTGTCTCTGTGACGCCAAGGGTGGGCCTGAGGCGTGCTTTGCTATTTGCGCCTGGCTCAACGAAAAGGCGAAAGTTGGCGCCACTCTCTCCGTTGACTTCTTTTCCGGGTCCCCCCAGCAGAATGCTATTATGAACCGACATCTCATCGACTACTACAAGACGCGACAAACCGCCATTGAAACGACCCCTTACAACATTCCTGCAAGTCAGCACCACATTCTACAGCGTCTTGGCATGGAGTTTCCGAATCCCGATGCACCTGAGTGCCCCCATGCCTTGCACAAGTGCATTATTGAAGGCCAGATGCAGCGTATGCGTCAGTACCTGCCCGCTCACAATTATGGTGTCATTTCTACCAAGGTATCAAAGCTCAATCTGTTGCCCCCTGCCGGTTCCGTCCAGCACCCGATATATGAGGCCAAGGATCCTTCTCGTTTTCCGGGAGTCGGTATCCGTGACTCTCATTTTCGCGACTTTCCAGTCCACTACCTCGATGATGTCTCTTCTGTTGTCACGCCGCACGAGTTGGTCGAAAAACTTTCTTCTCAAAACCCCGAAGGCCATCTCATCGTGTCAGGCATGAACCCCATTGAGGTCTTGGACAGACAGTGCTCCTACGAACCAGCCAGCCACTCCATTGAGTACGACCTCGGAGACTTCCACTACATGTTCACCGGTAGTGAAAATGAAGGCTATACTACACCAATCGACGTCACCACCGCTTGGTTGAGGACATCCTCTGTTACTGCGAGCAATGGACGCGTGTACCATGTCGTGCTTCTCGAGGAGAAATTGGGACATTGCGTCTGGCACATATTCTGTGGCGACGTGACGGAACAGTCGACACGCATTTTCCCCACAGGTTCATATGTGCGGGTTCCCCGCGTGCTCACCGGCACTTGGTCCGACCAATATCTGCCCATGAAACTTGTCTCCGGTATACTTGACTTCGACAATCGTGCCAAGGACCATTCCTGGTCCAACATTGCTGCCAAGGTGTCACAGCTGGCTGGCTCTATCACTCCTCGCACTTCAGCCAAGGAGCGGTGGATTGCAACTTATCTTGCCAGGCTTCATGTGGCTCCTGACACTTGGCAACACCTTCTTCAACGAGGGTTTTGGCATTTCATGTACTTCATCACTTTCCAATGGTACATGATTCAACCCATGCCCGACACTTTCGAGTTGCTGGATGAGAGGAAACGCAACCGAATCATCCACCCCACCCCTGGTGGTGGATGGTCCATTCGTGCCAAGCACCATCAGATTACCGCCTCCATTCCCAACAATCCCACCATGCTTCAGCGGTTTTCTGCCTTCACTGGATCTGTATTCACCTTTCTTATCCCCAAGATCCTCATTGGAGAGATTGTGACCAGCATCTTCTTCCACGTTGATTTTGCCTCTTGGCTCAGGTCCATCTATGTTTGGACCGACATATCCCTGCAGCGCCTTGGTCTCACACTTGCCATCGTAACGGTCGCATCCATTGTGCCAGGTAACATCACAAAGGTGTTTTCGCGTCTGGCCGGCCATTTTTGGCGGCAGTTGTGGTTCCCTGGGTGGCTCTTTTCACTGGTGCCTTTTGTCATACAGGAAATTACCGGGGCCCCAGGCTCACGTGTCTGCACTTTCCTCCCTGGGCGTGGTTGGTGCTGGCAGGTTTGGCTGTGGCTAATTGGTCTTCACACTGTTTTGCCCGGTCTCATTCCAGGTTCCGTCATTCCGTGGACCATGTTCTTCACCACCGCTGCCTCTTCTGGTGCCGTCATTGCTTTCACAGTCGTCGCTGCACTCCTGGCCGTCGGTGTGGCTTTCGAGAACCTGGCCGCCTACTTTGCAAACCCGAACTTGCAGTACCCAGCCCTAGGCTATTCGATGTGGTCACCCGATTGGTCCATCGACGAAAGCTTCCATGAAGGGTTACTCGCGCATGCCCGCTGGGGCATCAATGCTCTTCTGGTTTGGTATATGGGTGTGACCAACAAGGGCAACTGTCTGAGAGTCCCTAACCTACCAGCGCTCCCTGCCACCGGTCTAACTAAAGTAAAACGACGTAATGTTGACATTCAGCTTCCCGTCGTACTCGTGCAGCCCGCCAACATTCCTGTGGGCCCTCAGGGAGTCCCACTTGCTGTTTCCCCCCAAGGACTGTCTTACTTGGAGTTCTGTCGTGCCGTGGAGGCTGCCTACACGGCCCAGCCCAACCTTTACCCAGGTCTCACTCCTGGACGGTCTTGCTTCTTCGATTGTGTTTCTCATTATTATGGAACCAGCCACATGTGGTACAGTTGGTATATGGCGTACTTTCAGAAGACTCCCGATCCCAACAACCCCATCATTGGTGAAGTCACTATTCCTGAGATACAGAATTTCTGTGCTGCTTCCATGTTTGGTCTCTTGCTTAGTGGCGACCACAATGCTGTTGCCGCGCCCGCTCGTGCCGAGTGGCCCACATTGACCCTCAAGATCGGTGGCTCACTAATCGCTGGCACTCTTCACGTTGAGATCGCACCTCCTGAGACCTCAACTGCACCAATTGGAGATTTGGCACGTATCCTTGCAACTATAAGGCGCGACTACCTACCTTGGTTTAACCAGATGCTCGCCAACCATAATGGTGCTGCCCGTGATTCCACCATTCAAGCATCTCCCACGCTCCTGGCGTTTGCCGGCACCCACGAGATGCCACGCTCATATGATGACGTTGGCAAGGCAATCGTCGGCAGTTTCATTGCCGTTCCTCTTGACCCAGCTGACCCTGACGGCTTCGCCGTTAATCCTAACATGCCCTTGCCTTTCCCGGACTTGATCGACTATGGCCCGTCTATCAATAATTTGCCAGTCGCCGCTTCTACCGAGCCTTCGCCTTTCCACGGTTATAGTCCCGCTTCCGCTTTCGGTCGTGTTGCCGCACGTTTCTCCAACTACGGTCGGAAGGTGGTTTCTGCTCTCGCGCGCGGTCGCTACGCTGCCCTCGAAGACCATCTTGCCGACATTAAAGTTGGAGCTCAACCAACTAGGCCAACACGCTCACAGCATAATGACAATCGCAACCGGAACAATGAGGTTCCGAAGCCAGCCCGCTACGTTGAGTTGCGCCGCGAGCTCGAACAGTCCGTGTCCAAGTATCTCGGTTTTACCCTTCCTTGCGTCCCACTTGAAGCGGAGGAACTATCGTACACTGCAGACGTGCAGCGTGCGGCACGCCTAGCCTCTGACCTTCGCTCCAATCCTGGAGAACTCGGCGCTGCCGCTGCCGCCGACATCTCCAAGGCACTTGACGCTATTGTCGATTCCTATCGCCTCTCGGGGAAAACCGTCTCAGTTCCTGTCACGGCCTATCTCGGTGTGGCTGGCTCCGGGAAAACCGTCGCCACCACCGAGTTCTTGCGCAATCTCACTCCCGAGGAGAGAGCGAACGCCCGTGTTGTGTGCCATACCGAGAGTCTCCGCGCCGAGGCCAAGGAGAAGCTTGATTTTCCGGAAATGCGTGGCTTCAACTTCCCCACCCTCACCAACATTATCTTGGAGCCTTCTTCTGGCATTGTCATTTTTGATGATGCAGGCCAAGTTTGGGGCGGTCTTCTTGATCTTGTCATTTTAACCAACCCTCTCGTCACTCATGTCGTCATTAATGGCGATCCAGCTCAGGGGCACCGATCTTTCCAAGTTGCTGGCACCCAAAGCAAGCACGACCCTAGCGCCATTGCCACCATTGCCCAGCACACCACCAAGTATGCGACACTTTCCCACCGCCTTTTCCAGCTCATTTGCAACACTCTCGGCATTTATACCACTTCAACTGTTCCTGGGTTTATCACTCACAGTGTTGGTCCTAAGGTGGGCATTCCCGTCTGCACTGCGTCCCCACGATACGTGAACGTTCTTGATGCCGCAGGACGCCATGCTGAAACTTTCCAAACTGTCCAAGGCGAGGACTACAACATGCCCTGTGAGGTTGACATGACTGGCCTTGAGGGTGCCATTATGGACCGCACAGCTTACGTCGCCCTCACTCGCAGCAAAGTTGGGACCTACATTCGCATGGCTGCTGCCGACCCTGCCAGTACCATCAAAGCACCCCCCACCGGAAGTGATCTCATGAATGCTCTGGTTTATGAGATGCGTGCCAGCAATGTCGGCTCTCTCCTAGCACCGTCTGCCCTTGTAAAGGCCACGTTTTACCGCCACCTTCACTGGTCCATGCCTAAGCTCGTTTGGTTCGCGAACATCGGGGCTTCGGTTGACGCTTCTGCTTTCCAAACTGTCATCGCTGCCACCAATGAGGTCTTTGTTTCTGACAATACTGCTTCTGACGTCACTCCTGCTTCTGACAAACCCTCCGCCACTCCTCCCAATGACGCCCTCGTGGAGGAGTTCCAACCGTGGGCCAAGGAGCATCGCGAAGCTGGCACTCGTTTCGGGCAAACTGACCAGTTTAAAGACAACGCCTATGTCAATCCTCAGGTCCACAAGCGCAATGACACTCCCACTTACCAGCTCAGCAAAGAAAAACGTCTCAAGTCTGCCACCCGTGAGCAAAACTTAGCCGACATGAAACACAACCGCCGCGAAGATATGTGTGCTGAGTTTGACCGGCTCGTACCCACACCTCCACGCTGGTCGCCCGAGTCCTTTGACGGATACATTGATAAGGCCATTGCCGAGTACCTTTCTAAGCGCACTGCTGTAATGGTAATGCAAAAACTGGCACAGCATGACCCTGATCGAACCCCGAGTTCCATTAAAATATCTCTCAAGAACCAAGTCATTAAGAAGGCTGAGAAGATGGGGAAGAAAGAGGCCCTGCCCGGCCAGCTCATCCATGAGTATGACATCGCCCAGACTCTCTTCGACAGTTCTTTCGCACTGTGGCTTGAGGATCACCTTCCCGACGCTTTCCCTGGCAATTTTCTCTTTTACCGCCGTATGGACCCTGACAAGTTCATCCATGAGTATTCAAAGCGCTGGCGCGTCGACAATGGGGCCTACGGCTCCGACGTCACCCGCTGGGACGTTGGCTGTGACGCTGCTATGGTCAATTTCGATGTTCACGTCATGCGGAAGCTTTGTTTCCCTTCATGGTATGTCGACGCTTACATCGAACGTCGCGTATCTTCTTTTTCTCAACACGGTCCCATGAAAACCATGCAGAACTCAGGCGACCGGTACACTTGGATCTTGAATTCCATCCGTCGTGCCGTCGTTACTTCTCTTGTCTGTGAGATCACGCCAGCCGACACCGCCGCCATCAACGGTGATGACGCAGCTGTCGACCGCTACTGTCACGCCAAGCCGTTCCCTAACTCACCGTGGGCATTCAAGGATGAGAATGCTCGCCGCATTGAGTTCAGTGGATTCCTCCTCGGTGGCGCCACCCCCACTTACAGCGCTCACGGTCTCTGGTACCGTACTGCCATTCTCAAGTCCCGTGACCCGTCTGCCATTGAGAAATGGGAGTCCTACCTCGGCCTGCTCAAATACACTAACTTGGACAGTCCGTACGCCATGTCTGTCGCTCGTGACGCGCAGAAGTACATGTCCGAGGATTCTTTCTGGCACTTTCTTCCCAAACCACTTCACTCTTACTTTCAGTCGCTCCAATCTGGTTTTTCTTTTCAGGTATCTCCTTCTTCTCTTTTCTCCTCTCTCCGTCACCTCTTCTCATCTCTTCCCTTACCTATTACTTTTACCTAATTTTATTTTCCAGACTTCGAGCGCGCTTTCGCCGTAATCTAGCTCAGCTTCGCTGCAGAAGAACAAACGGCGGCACTTCAGGTGCTAAACTTGACATCTCAGCTAAGTCATCCGCGACAGGTCCTCCCGTAATGGGTGCATTTGGTGTGGCAGTTCAGGTGAGCTCTGATTAAAACTGCTGCTGATCGTCCCGATCGAGGAAAGGGTGCAAAATGGGTGTTCACTCCATCCACACTTCAATCTCGAGCTGACCGGATCTTCTCCTCAACCGGTGCGTTACGCACGAATGCCGATTCCTCTGCGTACGTGTACAGGCTTGACCCCTGTGCTGTGTACAGACTGTACGGGCGAAGGGCATCAATGTCACATGGTGTCTTAAAGAAACAGTCGGCCCCCAGGTAACACCTGGATCAAAGGCGCCTTTTCAATGCCCGAGTTGACTCGCACACTTTGCGCGATCATTCCACAACCCGAGCGTCGAACTTATCAATTTGCTGCAATTCTCGGTGATCTACTTCACAAGCAGGACTGCTACCTTGCTTTTGGCGATTACGGTTCTGTCGTTGAACCTTATTTCGCTAACGAGAGCCAAGCAGCTTGGCTCCGAACCCATTTCTCTTCCCTTGTTCCTCCACCGGCGCAACCCGGCCAGGAACCCAGTGACCATACTCTTGGCACTGTCTTTGAATTTCATTACTTTTCTGACTTACACTTTCGCGTGACCTACCTTGCCTGGTTCAGGTTGGAACTTCAGCGTGGGAAACACCTTCTTGGTCTCGTTGAAGGTCCTTCCACTGTTGTCACTCCACTCTCTTCTTCTCGACACCCAGCCACAGTCCAGAACCTTGCTTTTCGTGCCGCCAATCCTTCTTCTGTTGTCTCGCTTTCAGAGGGTGAAGACGACTTTGTTTAGACACTATGTCTGCGCAGGTCATTGGTGAGACTGTCGAGCTCAAGGAGCAGACCGTCAAGTTCAACGCCGTCCACGAGGTTACTGGCGTTTCTGGTTCTGGCAGCTTCCCCCTCATTGAAGCTAACGGGCTCTCTGAGTACGTGGGCACTCACGCTTTTGTACGCCTCGTTGGTGAGACCGTTCGTGTTTCTATTCGCGGACCAGTCTCTTCCACCATCGCGTGTACTGTCGACGCCTGCGTCATTCCTGACGACGACGACATTGAACGCCCCACCACTGCTGCGCAGATTGCCACTGTTCAAGGCAACGCTTCCGCCCAGCACTCTCTTCTTGTGGGCGTTCAAGACTCAACTCTTGAGTTTGCCAACGGTGTCACTCACACTCTCAAGCCTGTCCCACTGGTCGGTGATCTTCCTCGTGTTTGTTTCTTTTTCCACATCAACGGCGGCACTGCTTCTTCTACTGCCATCATCAAGATTGCTGGCACGATTGAAGCTCGTGGCATTGGTTTTGTCAAGACTTGGTAATCATGGACGACCACTTACCTGAGCTGCAAGCCAATCTTGGCACTTATATTGACCTGCTGCTCAATCGTCATGTTCCACCAGACCATTCTGCCCCCACTAGTGCGCATTTGCCTTCTTTCTCTTCCTCTTCTCGTTACCGCAAGAAGAAACGTGTGCCGAAACGTCCTCCACGCAAGGATCGCGTTCCTTCTCCTGATTATGTGCCCCCTGTCAAGCCCAAGCGTAAGAAACCTCACATTTCTGATCCGCCCGAGCATACTGCTCCTCCACCGCCTGAACCGCCTCCTCACCAACCTCCACCTCGTCGCAAGAAGTATGATCATCGACAACAGCCACCGCCCCCTCCAGATTATCCTCATAATTCTGCAACTTGTTCTCCTGGGCTTAATGATCATGCAATCGCCATCGCAGAGGGCGTTCTTACCATTTCACCTGGTTATTCTGTTCGCATCATGGGTTCCTCCCCCGACGTCATTCAGATTTACCATCGTGATTTCCCTCAGTGGAATTCCAAGCACATTTCTTCAATTCACGGGGATGACGATTTTCTTTTCCGGAAACGTGATCTTCTTCATTCCAATGATAGTCAGGAAACTTATCTGACTTCCGGCCAATATGACATGAAGGGTCCTTCCAATTTTTGGTATTCTTTTCGTGATCTTTCTGCGTATCCCCCGTTTTCTTCCTGATGATCTTTTTGTCTTGTTCCGCATGGAGTTTCTTAGTAAACATGCGAGTGGCCGTACGCAAAGGCAC